GCGTTCAACCCACCCTTCGGGTTTTTACCTTCTTTACGCTGCCAAGCGGGTGACTTAGGCATAAAACACCATCACCGAGGCTACGTCCGTGATATCAACATAAATGTTGGTCTGGAACAGTAGACCTTCGCCGGGTACGAGGATGTAATCAGGTGCCGTAGACGCAGCAAGGGTATTTACGGTCGCTTTGACCGTACCCGAAGCACCGCCGTCCTTGAACACCACACTGCCTGCACCGGCTGCGGGGATGATGTAGATAGCCTTTACGCGATTGCGCCCGAGAGAATTGCCTGCCTGATCAGCAAGAAGTCCATCGGTAGTCCGGACCGCACTAGCTAATACATCTGTTTGCATAGCCATTAGCGGCTCCTATTAAGCAGCCAGTACGATTACACCGTACGTTGCAGCGGCGGGGTCTACCGGGGAACCAGTAATGTTGCTAGCACGGATCGTGACCGTATTAGCAGCGGAGACGAAAGCGTTGAAGACGAGGCCAGCAGCGGGTGCAGCCGGAAGCGCCATAACCACCTCATCGCCAGCAGCAGCGCCGGTCACCGTGATGGTCAAGTCAGCCTGAGAAGCCGCGCTGATTGAACCGAAGTTCAGCGAAGCCGAAGCCGAAAGAACCTTAGAAATAGTAGCGCCGGAGCCAACGATGAAACCGTTTTGGGAAACTACCGGGCCAGAGAAAGTTGTAACTGCCATTTTAAATCCTCACATGCAAGTCACGCGGCAGTCTGCATGTCGTCAGCCGGGTCTGTCTGCCACGCTAAAAAATGGTCCCCGGATTGCCACCTGTATACGCCTCATGAGAAGAGGTGTCAACGAGTTGATTGGACTTTTTGAGGTTCTCTTCCTGCGTAATAACTCGAAGATTCCAAGGCACATGTAGGCCGCAGACTAACTCAGATCTGAGCGGAACTATGTGGTCTACGACATACTGCTCACCAGTAGTTTTGGTCATGGTGATGGCTATTTGATATAGCGCACGCATCTCACCTTTCTGTGTTCTAGTAAGCCACTTAGGAGTTGCTTGACGGTGCTTCCTACGACGGTTTTTTGTATCGGCGCGAAGTTGTAGAACATTATTTCGTTTCCACGCATTACGATACTCACGTAAGACTGCTTTAGGGCGGGTAGCTGCGGCCTGAATAACCTTCTCTCGATTGGCTATATACCAATCGTTCTTTCTATCCTTAACCTGTATGCGAGCGTTGTACTGTTGGAAGTACTCAGCACGAGTGACGTTAGCTTTCTCCCACTCGACTTTCAGGCATTCGACACAAGCACCTTTAGTTTTACGAGGAGCTATATGCCCGTGTTTGCACGGTTCTCCAGTGAAGTAGTACTTAGCGCCCGTAGCCTTAGCTTCAGCGCGGGATTTGGGGAGCTTTGACGTATCCATAATCGACTCCGTAACTTAGCTACGGGTAATGGTACTAGCTCTAAACCAACAGCGCAAGAACAAAAAGAAGGGGCCCGAAGGCCCCTTCCCAAACACATAAGTGCTTGATTTATCAGGAAGCGCCCGGCGAACCGAACATGCCCAGCGGGTCCGACCAGCCGAAGCTATAACGCTCGCGGCTCTTATAGCGCACGTTTCCGGTGTCAAAATCACCATCCATGGAATTCTGCAACGGGGTACGCACAAAGTGCTTCATGCCGTTCGGAACGTCGGTCGTCAAGAACCAAGCGTTCGTGTCGGTCAAGAAGTGGTTAACGGTGTAGCCACCGGGGATTGAACCCATCGCCTTCAGCGCGTTGATGTCGTTGTCAGCGGTCGCAACACGGAGTTCCGTATCGAGAAGACGCTTGGCAGTAAACATCAAAGCCGGGGGAACGATGAGCTTGCCGGGCTTCGCAGCGATGAGCAAACCACGCTCGTCGGTCCAACCAGCGATCTGAATGACAGCCGCTTCCAACGAAGTCTCGTTGAGGTCAGAAGCCGTCAAACGGTTGCTGTTGACACCGCCCGAAACAAGCGGATGCGAGGCCGAGAACAACGGCTGACCGTCACCACCAGCGTAGCTAGCCGAGAAGCCGTTGTTAAGGACCGAGGCCGCCTTAACCTGCTTCGTGTACGCCATAGCGCGAGCAAGAGCCTTCGTGTAGCGCTTGCTGAGCGAGTCGTACAGGTTGTCTTCAACCGCTTCTTCCGTGATGGAGAAGCCGAGAGCGATGGTCTCGTGGTTGTAACGAGCCGTCCAAGCTTCCTGCGCGTTATCGTACGCAATGGCTTGACCTTCCGGCTTGACCGGGGCAGCGGAGAATCCGCTCAGCTTCGTCTCTTCTTCGAAGGAACGCTCGGAGGTCTCAGTCTCGTAGATCTCCTTGTGCTCTTCGCCATACTGCTTGTACTCAAGGCCGAACAGGGCATTCAAGCCCGGCAGGAGCTCCTTAAGTAATTGTGCACGTGAAATAGCCATGTCTTAAGACTCCTATTAGGTGCCCGACGCGTTGTTATACGCGTGGTAGCCAGCGTTGAACTTGACGATAAACTCGACAATGTTTCCGCTGCTGTTGGCAGTGTCCACAACCACGTCAACCACACGGAACGGCAGTGAAGTCGTCACGTTGTTGATGTAGATGCCCATCTTGCTGTCACCCGTGACCGAAGAGCCCGTGTTGAGCACGAGTTCCGCGTTCGTACCAAACGAGTTGGCGCGGGAAACATAAGCCGGGAGAAGGCCGCCAGAAGCGTTGTTCGCAACGTTGCTCGTCACGTTCACAACCTTGAAGAGAGCGTTCGGGTCGTCAGCAACATACGCAACGATGTCGTCAGCGACGACACTGCCCGGATAGTACTGCGAGAAAAGCTTCTGCTTCGTGGTCGGGTTCGTGTACGAACAGCCGAGGAACACGCCGATGACGCCCGCAATCGGGGAGGCATCGTTCTGAAGGGTCGTGATGATGACATTTCCCGACGAGTTCAACTGAACCACATCGCCGTTATAGATGGCGGTGCCGTAGTTGCTACCAATCGGAATCTGTCGCGTAGCACCAGCAAACGGCAAGCCACCGATCAAATTGACCGGCTTCAAGCCATAGGGTGCATCAACAGTGGGGTAAGCCATTTGATACTCCTAAAAGTGGGTTTATTTGCCTTTACCAAACGAGACCGTTGTCTTTCTGTCGTTAAACAGCGGCATACGTTCATCGCTCAGTCTCATAAAGTTATTGTCTACAGACTGCATCTGGGACTGCGCTTGGCGAGCGTAATACTCATCACGCTGCTTCATCAGTTCAGCCGGAGCCTTGCAGAGCAACAACCCGCCAATCTCAATGTTGTCCTTAAAACGACTATTGGGATCAGCTTGCATCATCAGTTTGGGCTGCTCAGAAGCCTTTACAGGTTCCCAACCTTCCCGAAACTTTGCGGATGTATTCGACGGGTCAGCCTGACCCATAATCGAAATCCGAATCCAACGGAACACCCAACCTTCCTGCGGCTCCGGTTCAGGGAGCGTTTGGGGCGGGGCCCACGTCATCTTTCGTTGCGCGGATTCGCGGGTTTCAAGTTCACGAGCGAGTCTATTCTCAGCCATTTTAGTTAGCCTCCAGCTTCATAAGTTCACGTGCGTACTGTTCATTGCTCAAACCAAGTTTCTTGGCAATCGCAACTTGAGTCGGTGTCAGGCGGACCTGACGCGGCGCGGTTCCCCGCGTTACCGGAGCCACAACATTGGCTGCTTTTTGTGCGCGGGGCTTCTCCTGTTTAGGAGCCTCCTCCGTCGATTGCTCAGCGTCGTCCTCGAAAGCCTCGGGGAATCGCTTACGCATGGTCTGGTCGATTTTGCTGTAGTAATCATCACTACGCGGATCAACCCCCGACCTGACCAATTTTTCGTGCAGTCCAAGTGCGAGGGCGGTCATCTCCTCGTCAGCCCCAAACCAAGTATTTTTTGCCCGCCATGACTCGGCTTTTGCGTCCGAGGTAGGGGCAGACTGTGCTGGGGCACTTGCCTGTTTGGTCTCTTGTACACTCGATTCTTGCTTTTGTAAAGCGGGCTTAAATCGCTCTACTTCCTTAATACGCATTTTTGCGTCAGTAAGGGCTTCCTGAGCCTCGGTGATTTTCTCAGCGTCACCCGATTCGTAGGCTTGCTTGAGGCGTTCTTTTACAGCAGCCAAGTCATTAGCGGCCGATTTACTTGCCTCTTCGATGTAAGCCTTCTGACCGAGGGTGACCTTTTGCCGAAGCTGCCTAATCTCTTCCTCACGGGCTTGGGCAAACTTGAGGGCTTCCTCACGCTCACGGATAGCCCGCTCTTTCTCACGACGCTCGTCGTGCCAGACTTTCTTCATCTGGGAGAGGCGCTTCTTAACCTTCTCTGAATAGTCTTCGAGGTCGTCCTTCTCAAGCTCACTTACTACTTCTTTCGGTAGCGGCTTGCGGCCTCGGTCTTCAGGCGGCGTATCGTCCTCGATCTCAATCTTCAGTTCGTCGTTAGTAGCCTCGACCTGCGGAGCCTCAGCCTCGATTTCATCTGGAAACTTAAATTCTTCTTGCATGATTCACTCCTTAAACGCGACGAATACCACGGGGATCATCGACCACCGCTTCAACCGTATCGTCGTTAATGATGCGGAACTCACGTCCGTGGATGACCAATCGGGTACCGGCATAGGGGCGGG